TTAAACGTCTTGAAAACATCATGCTTGGGGTCTCTGGCATCATGCTCACCAGCATGGCCGGCATCATCTTTACGAGTCTAAAGTGAAAGACTGGGCCGTGGCACTCATTGCTGCGGCCTGCATCACGGCATTTGTCGTCTGGGGTACATTCATTATTTTTTGGGCGATGTCATGGTGACTGCAAAGAAAACAACCAAAGCGCCAGCCAAGGTCGCACCAGTTAAAAGGTCAAGGCCAAAGGCAGCGCCAGCAAGCCAAGTCAATGTGACTTTAGCCGCGCCAGTCGCACCAGCTGCTGCACCCTCTGCACCCAAGAAAGACGACTCAACCTTGGGCAAAATCATTGGTCTGATCGAGTGGGTCGATAACCCGTTCAAACTCTTTACAGTGATCTTGCTGTCGTTTCTGGCCTTTGCCGGATACTTTGCCTGGGACTCAAGGCAAGTGATCTTGCAGGCCATTACGGCTCAAGACAAGATGCCCCAGCTGGCCAAGCAAGAGCAATTGATCATGCCGGCCAGAAGCCTGATGAAGGATGTGGATGGCATTGTCTTGCTGATCCACAAGGCCAACTTGGCCACCAATAGTCGCACCACTGTGCTGGCGCTCAATGCCGATGGCACAAGGGAGAAGACCATCGAGGGGACTGTCACAAGCCTTTTCAACGCAAGTGCTGACAGGAACGCTGCCATGGTGGCCATGCTCAACAACGAGGTGCTGTGCGAGGAATTCAACCCAAGCAGCAAGGTCGGTGAGTGGGGCATCAAGCAGGGTGTGAAATTCATGTGCAGAGGCTCAATCCCACCGGACCCTGGCAAGTTTGCCGGCTACATTGCCATTGGGTTTAAAGACAAGCCAGAGGATATTCCGGCCTTAAAGACCCGCATCAACTTGGCAGCCAGCGATATGTCAGAAGATTGAAAATGAATGCGCTGGCTCATTCTGTTACTGTTATTGGGGCTGGTCGGGGCCACAGGCAAAGACTTGTGCAGCGTCAGGGAGTTTTACTCAATTGCTTACACAATACACAACCCAAGTGAACGTCATCAGCAAATGTCTATTTGGCTTACAAATCATCAGAACTTATGCAAAAGTTCTGACTTTGTAGTAATTTGGAATAATTTGAGTGAATGGGCTGGTGCGGCTGATGGTGCAGAGTTAAGACATAAGGTTATTCAAGGATATAAGACAGCACTTGAGAGGGAGAAGAAATGATTGATACCATTAAATTATTCCCAACTGTGCAGCCCTCTGGTTATCCAGACAGGCATGACTTAGCCCAAGCCAAGCTAGAGAAGCAGCATGAAATGAACAAGGCGAATGAGTTAGCCAAGCAGAAACAGACTCAATTGCAAGATATAGCGTTTGAGATTTATACAAAAAAAGTAGTTCAAGAGCGACTCCGCATGGAGATATTTCAGAATCGTAAACTGGATATTTATGTATGACCAAAAAACTTAACGATAAATCAAAGGACAACAAATGCTAGGACTAGACGCGCTCATGCAAGTTGGTGGCAAGCTCATCGACAAACTTATTCCAGACCCAGAGGCCAAAGCCAAGGCCCAGTTTGAACTGGCCAAGATGGTCCAAGATGGTGAGCTGGCCAAGATGGCCAACGAGACCAAGCTCTTTGAGGTGGAGCAGACAGGCATCACAGACCGATGGAAGGCCGACATGGGGTCTGACTCTTGGCTGTCAAAGAACATTCGGCCCATGGCCCTTATAGCCATCTTTGTGGCCTATTTTGTGTTCACCATGATGTCGGCATTTGGCTATAACGCGCAAGAGAGCTACGTCAATTTGCTGGGCCAGTGGGGGCAGATTATTTTCTTGGCTTACTTTGGTGGTCGCACTGTCGAAAAACTTGCTGACATGAAAGGCAAAAAATGAAAGAGAACTTTGAATCTTGTTTGAAAGCAGTGCTGCACCATGAGGGTGGCTATGTGAACCACCCAAGCGACCCAGGCGGTATGACCAACCTTGGCGTGACCAAACGGGTCTGGGAGGATTGGGTGGGCCATGAGGTCGATGAGAAGACCATGCGCGGCCTCACTCCAGAGATTGTCGGCCCCATGTACAAAGCCAAATATTGGGACAAGGTCAAGGGCGATGATCTGCCTGCCGGTGTCGATTATTGCGTCTTTGACGCTGCCATTAACTCTGGCCCAGGCAGGGCTGCCAAGTGGCTTCAAGCAGCTGTGGGAGTTGATCCTGATGGCGGCATTGGCCCCAAGACCTTGCAGGCCGTGGCCGGCATGGATGCCAATGAGCTGGTCAGTGCCTACAACGACAGGCGCTTGTCTTTTTTGCACGATCTGCCCACTTGGCCAACCTTTGGCAAGGGATGGGCAAGACGGGTCGCAGAAGTCAAGGCCGCTGGTTTAGACATGGCATAAGGTGGCAAAATTGAGCCATGGCCAGCCAAACACAACAACTTGAGAATCCACCACCACCAGCCCTTGGTTATCCGACCGAGGTCTATGAGCGCAGGCATTTCAACGAAAACAACAGCTCACTGAATGTTTACTTCAGAAAGCTAACGACTGTCTTGGGGTCTTTGTTTGGACCAAGAGGCAGCCGATTTATGAATGCGCCACTTGGGGCTTTTCAAAGCACTGTGGACCAAACAGCGGCAGCGGCCAACACGGCCTATGCCATGACATTCAACACCACCGATTACGCCAATGGCGTGACTATCGCAAGCAATTCACGCATCACAGTGGCAGACGCTGGTATTTGGAATTTGCAGTGGTCTGGCCAGTTTGAAAACCCAGACTCTCAGGACCATGATGTCAGGGTCTGGCTCAAGATCAATGGGACTGTGGTGACTGGCTCAACTGGATTTTTTGCAGTGCCAAGCAAGCATGGTGCGGTCAATGGCCATGCCCTGGTCGGCTGGAATTACTTTTTGAGCTTAAACGCAACCAATTATGTGGAGCTTTGGTGGGAGACTGACAGCACTCAGGTGAGCATTCAAGCCTATGCTGCATCAGGAAATTACCCCTCAACGGCATCACTTATTGCGACAATGAGCTTTGTCTCAAACATTACCTAAATACTGCCATGTACATACCACTCAAATTACCACCAGGCATTTACAGAAACGGCACTGAGTACCAGTCAGCAGGCCGGTGGTATGACGCAAATCTGGTGCGCTGGTATGAGAACACTCTGCGGCCCATGGGTGGCTGGAGAAAACGCGCCACTGGCCAGATGTCTGGTCTATGCCGAGGATTTATCACTTGGCGTGATAACAGTGCCAATCGATTTATTGCAGCCGGTACGCATACCAAGCTGTATGCAATGAATGAGGCTGGGACACTCAAAGAAATCACGCCAACTGGCTTTACAGCCGGCATTGCAGATGCGGTATCAAAGACTGGCTATGGCTACAGCACTTATGGCTCATTAGCCTATGGCACAGCACGGCCAGACACGGGGGCAGTCACTCCAGCCACCACATGGTCCATGGATACTTGGGGCGAGTATTTGGTGGCTTGTTCAAGCTCTGATGGCAAGCTCTATGAGTGGCAACTAGGCTTTACAACGCCAACCCTTGCAGCGGCCATTACCAATGCGCCTACTGGAAACAAAGCATTACTGGTCACGCAAGAGCGCATTCTCTTTGCCCTTGGCGCTGGTGGTAATCCCCGCAAGGTGCAGTGGTGCGACCAAGAGAACAATACCCTTTGGACACCGGCAGGCGACAATCTGGCCGGTGACTATGAGCTAGCCACGCCTGGCTCACTCATTGCCGGCAAGCGGGTCAAGGGTGTAAACCTACTGTTTACAGATGTAGATGTCCACACGGCCCAGTATGTTGGCGCACCATTTGTCTATGGTTTTGAAAAGGCCGGATCAGGCTGCGGTCTCATTTCAGCCCAAGCAGTGGCGGCCATTGATACGGCAGCCATTTGGATGAGTAAGGCAGGCTTTTGGATTTATGACGGCTACGTCAAGCCACTGCCAAGTGATGTGTCTGACTATGTCTTTGACAATTTGAACTTTAACCAAGCATCCAAGGTTTACGCTGTCCACAATAGTAAGTTTGGCGAAATCTGGTGGTATTACCCAAGCAATGGAAGCACTGAAAACGACAGCTATGTCACTTTCAACTATCGCGAAAACCAT